AAGTCGCGGAGTGGATCTTTGGCCATGGCCCCCATACTAGCAGGTCACACCGTGACGGTGTAGACGACGCCTTCGGTCGGGTAGATGCAAGCGACGTCGTAGTCAGCAGAGGCCGCGAGGTTCATGGCCTTGTTGTTGCGGTCGTCCCACATTTCGACGATGAGGTCGGACTTCCACGCCATCCCGATGGCGCGGCCGCTGAAGACCATGTTCTGGTACTTCGCGGGCGTGCCCGTCGACTCGATGCACGTGCTGAAGCCGAGGCGAACGCCAGCCACGAGGTCGTAGGTGCCGGTCACGGCAGCCGAGGCACCCGCCGCGCCGCGGATCGACGCCGAGAGGATCGCGCCCGACGAGTCGAGCAGCAGGTCATCCCACGCCGAGGTGTGCATGGCCGCGCGCACGAAGTCGAGTTGATCGCGAGCCGCCGCACGCACCGTGGCCGCAGCCGCGAGCAGTTTGGCGAGAGACGCGCCCGTGTCGCCTTCGTCAACGGTGGTGCCGCTGAAGTTGGCACGTTCGGCCGCGCAGTCGGCGTCGATCTTGACCGCGATGGCCTTGCCGACCTGCTCGCCGTAGACCGCGAAGACGTCGAACGAGTTGCGACGGCGCGCTCTGTCGGTGAACGACATGGCGACGTCGATTTCGTACGGCGTGAACGACACCTTGGCCACGGTGTCAGCCGTGAACGTGCGGGCAGACGCTTCGGTGTAGGTCGCGGCAGCCACCGCGCCGACCTTGATGGCGTCGTAGACGCTGCCGGGGCCGGTGAACGGGATTTCGGTGATGCCGAGCGCGCGGAACACGCGCGCCGCTTCGGCCGCCGCGTAGACCTGACCCTTGATGGTCGGGAGCGCGTTGGCGAGCGTCGAGACGGTCATTTCGTTTGCCATTGTGATTTCTCCTCAAGCGGTCGCGGACTAGCCGCGCACCGCGATCTTTCCTGACATGACCTGCATGGCGAACGCCTGCCGCGCGTTGGAATCGTTGCCGAATGACAACATCTTCGCGTTTAGTTCGGCTTGCGTCATCGTCGTGCTGGCCGTTGCCGTCGGCGATGCCGACGAGGTGCCACCGCCACCGCTACGGTTCGACGCTTGCAGCAGCCACTTGTTTTGCTGCACGTACGTCTTCGCGTAGTCGTCGACGGACACCATGCCCACCGCCGGATCGTCTCGGAAGTAGCGGTTGTCCTCGCCCACCTTGAGGTCGGGTCGAAGAATCCGCACCACCGCTTCGGGGTCGGTCACCCCGAGGCCAGCCACGACCTGCCGCAAGTGCGATTCGCGCTCGGCTTCACGCTTGGCGTTTTCCGTCGCGCGCAGTTGCCCTTGCATGGTCTCGAGCGCCTTCTGCATGGCCGCCAGTTGATCGCTCGGCTTCGTGGGCGCGTGTGCGCTTTCGTCTGCCGGGGCGGTCGTCTGGAAGCGTTGCGTGAGCCGTTCCTCGAGCCGTTTGGTGTGGTTGGTGATCGCCGGGTTCAGCATCTTGGGCAAGATCCGCTCGAGCGCCGCGGCCACAGCGGCCTCGGTCTTCGCGTCGAACGTTTCTTGGGCGTTCCCAGTCGGCTGTGCCTGCTGCGCTTGCGCGCTGTCGCCGGTAGGTTCGGCGTGTGACTCGTTGGTCATGTGCTCTCAGTATGTCCACCCATGGAATACCTAGATCATCTCGGGCTCGTCGCCGTCGTTGTAGTCGGCCGCGGCAAGTTCCTGTTGGATCGTTTGCGCGGTCGCCGTGTCGAGGTTGCCGGGGAGTTGCCCGGCGACGTAGGACGCCCACGTGCGCCGCCACGTCGGGCTCTTGACGCGGTCGTAGACGGCGTCGCCGACGTCTGCGATGCGGTCGACGGCCATCATGTCGAAAGACTTCGTGCGCGTGATGGTGCCCTCGAAGGCGCGCGCCTCGAGGGTGTACGAGGTCGACGAGACGTAGCGCGTCACGACCTCGTGAAGTTCGCGGTCGGCGGTGTCGAGGCTGTCCGTCAGCCGAGAGAGCGTCGGCTGCTCGGCGGTCGAGAATGACCACGCCATGGAGACGCCGGAGCGCGTCGAGCCACCGCCGGACTGGAGCACGCTATTGGGGTCGATGCCCGCAAGGTTGAAGCCCTGCCGGATGGCCGAGTCAATCAGTTCCTCGCGGATCTGCATGCCCGTCGCGTCGAGCGCGAGGTACTTGGCGTCGGCGTCGTTCTCGGCGGGCAGTTTGATGATGTGCGACGTGTCGGCGGCGATCTCTTCGAGGTCTTGGTTGACCTTGAGCACGAGTTGAGGCGAGCCGTGCAGGTAAGACGCAAAGGCTTGGTCGGAGTCGAAGCACAGTTTGCGCAGGTCGGCCCGGCTGATTTCGTCGATGTACGACTTGGCGTGCATTGCGTCGAGTTTATGCGCATACAGCGGCACGACGGGCACGACGCCGAGCGCGTGCTGCCATTCGGTGGTGAGCACTGGCGCGCGGCCGTGCTTCTCGTCTTCGAGCGTGATGCGGTATTCGCGGCCCATGTCGCGGTCGAGCACACGCCAGAGTTTGACGGGCGACGACGGCGCGAGCGGCCCGGCCTGCTCGTGGACGACGCGCCGGAGCACGATCCATTCGAGGCGGCCAGCGCGGTCGGTCTGCCAGTTGAGCGCCTCTTCGGCTTTCCAGATCTCGGCGAACGGCAGCGGCTCGGCCGCGCGCGAAGGCGCGGGCTCGAGTAGCCGCGGCTTGTCGACGACGATCAGCGCGAGCCCCATGGCGAGCGCCTCGACGAGAGCCTCACCGAAGAGTTTGTCGATGCCCTTCGAGGCGCCATCGGAGGCGGCGTCGAACGCGGCGAGTTCGTCGGCGTAGGTGCCGAGGTAGGTGCGATTCGGCGCGGACCGGGTCAGCGCGCCCGAGATGCGGTTGATGGCCGGGCCTGAGTAGCCGAGGGACTGCGTCAGCCGGAGGCGCTGCGCGTACGAGCGGTCGGATTCGTACTCACCCTGCGGCAGCCACGGTTTCTTCTGATCGTCTGCGTCGAGGCCCTGCGTGAAGGCACGGTAGCGCAGCCATCGGTGCACCTGCGCCTGATACACCGGGTGCTTTTGGTCGAGCAGTTTCTGGAAGTCGTTCATGTCATTCCATAGCGGGGCTGCGCGCGGAAAGCGCTAGGGCCATGATGCCTCATTAGCCAATACCCTAGCGCATCGGAGGCATGCGTGAGCGCGGCGTCGCGCTTGTCGAGGGAGCCGGCGTCGTCCCACTTGACGCGCTCGAGGTCTTCGACGAGTCGACGACACGACGGGTCGACGGCGACGCGGTCGCGGCCCAGCAGCCAGTTCACGCTGTTGACGCGGTCGACCTGCCGCGGGTTCGACGCGAGCACGTCGAGCCGTGCGCCGAGCGGCCGCAGCGCGTCGATGAGAATGGCGTAGGTGGTCTTGCCCGTCTGCACGTTGCGCGCGGATCCGGCGGCGTCGCCGTAGACGGTGACGCCCGCGGCGTGGCCGCGGTAGCGGTCGACGAGCAGCCGGGCTATGTCCTCGATGGAGGCGTTGTCGAGCACGTGTTCGGCGACGACGCGCAGGTGCCCGGCGATCTCCTGCCCGACGACGCAGCACAGCGGCGTGACGTTGAAGTCGAAGGCCAGCGCGAGCCGCTCGCCGGGCTCGATGGCGCACGGCCGGACGTGGCGGCCGCGGTCGAAGGCGGTGTAGGCGCGGGTGCCGTCGAGGCTGACGAACTCGCCGCCGAGTTCCTGCGCTAGCATGCGCTCGCTGTAGGCGGCCTCGAGCGCGGTGAAGTAGTCGGCGCTGAGGTGCGTGTTGTCTCGGCTGGTCGCGCGAATGAGGCGGCAGTCGGGGTTGGCGTCTGAGACGTGGCGCTTCCAGACGTGGTCGTAGCCGTTCGGCGTCGTCGTCCACAGGTAGCGCGGTCGGTCGACCTTGCGGCAGCGCATGCGGCCGAGCACGACGTTGACGGCGTCGGTCGAGGCGTCGCGGACTTCGTCGGCCCACCACGACCCGAACTCGGCACCGCGGAGCATGTTGTAGTTCTCGGTCGAGCGCACGCGAATAAGCGCGCGCTGCGGGCCGACGTAGAGGTCACCGTCGCGCTTGTGCCAGTCAAAGTCGATGCCGAAATCCTCGGCCGCGTTGAACAGTTGCGGCATCACGGCGTCTTTGAGTTGCGCGTAAGAGTTGGCCGTCGCTAGGTGTATCGACGTGGCGTAGGTGAGCGCGCGCACCATGAGCCACCGAGCGCCGAACCAAGTCTTCCCGCCACCAAGGCCGGTGACCATGGCGACGTAGGGCTCGGCGGCCGTCATGGCCTGCCACTGGTGCGGCAGCAGGTTGAGCCGAACGGTCACGCCTTCGGAGGCGCCTGTTGGATGATGATAGTGGGCGCGGCCGCCGCGGGCTTGTCGGCTTCGCCGGGGTCGGGCAGTCCTTGAGAGGCTCGCCGGATCTCGGGGTCGAGCCTGTCGGTGAGCCAGCGCAGCGTGGCAAGGTCGCCGGACTGTATGGCGGCGACGCGGGCGAGCCTGAGCATTTCGAGGCTGCTAGCGGCTCTCGCGCGCGCGCACGAGGCGCAAAAGTCGGGGTCGTCCTGCTGCCATTTCTGCGCCGTTCGCGCGGCGATCCCGGCCAACATACAGGCAGAGTCGAACGTCGCTAGCGGCTCTCGAAGGTTCTTGATTATCTGCGCCTTCGAGGCGGCGTTCGGGTCATTCTTGGGCTTTTTGACTCGGCCTCCCATCGGGCGGCATTGTCTCGGATTCGGCGATGGCGCGCAAGAAGGTATCGACGGACGTGGCAACGAATCCGACACCGCCGCACGCATTCAGCGCGTCGAGGAACGCGCGCTGCTCCGGCGTCGGATATTCGCCGGGCACCTTGACTTCGACAGCAAGGAACCGCCCATCCTTGAGGAAGCCGACGATGTCCGGCGTGCCCTTCGGCGCGCCTTGAACGATGCTTCCCGCGAACGACTTGAAGGTGCCCGAGTTGACGCGGAACACGTGCCCGACGGCCGGGCAGCGCCGCGCGGCCTTGACGATGGCGGCTTGGATGTCGGCTTCGCGGAGCGTTCGGGCGTTCGGCATGCCGGAAGCGTAGCCGAACGGCGAAGCCCACAGAACGCCATTAGAGCCATCGAGGCCCCCGGTTGGTGTGATCGGACGTCAAGCACCCTCCGAGCGTCCCTGAAGCCGTCCTGAAGCCGCCGCGGCCCTATCCCGCAGCCTTCGGACGGTCGACGTCACCTCGGAGGCCGAATATCGGTCGGCCTGCTCGGTCACCGACGGCAGCGTGGCGGTCGGGTCGACGGCGAGCCCGGCTTCGCGCCGGAGCCGGCCAACGGCCCCGACGACCGCCGCGGTCGGGTTTCGCATCTCGGTTTCGGTCTTGAGCAGCAGGTCGACGGCCGCTCGGAGTTCGTCGTGGCCGTAGCCGGTCAGCGGCTTGGCCCACGCGGCGATGGTCAGCGCGTCTTGGGCGATTCCGAACGCTCGGCACAGCATGCCGACGGCAGCGTAGGCGTCCATCAGATCGTCTTCCTTCCGAGCAGTCGGCCGACGGGCAGCGCTGCTCCGATTTCGCGGGCCTCGGCGACGGCGTCGGCCGTTCGCAACGTCTTCGGGTCGACGCGGCCACGCTGGCCGACGTCGTACGCGCCGATCTCGACTTTGGCGAAGTTGTCGGGCTTCAGCAGCCAGCCAAGCGACGCCGTGAACCGCTGCTTCCCGTTCAGGGCGGGGCTCTCGACGACCCGGCGGGCGAGCGCCTGCCAGTCGACGTCGGGGCGGTCGACGTCGGCCACGGCCCGCTCGAGGCTGCGGGTGACCGCCGGAGCGGTCGGCATGCCGGGCACGGTCGCGGCGACCGAATCCCAGACGGCAGCCACCTCGCGCGCGCGCGCACCCGCGTTCACGCTCACGCTAGTGAGCGTGTCTCTATCTCTCTCTCCTTCTCCATCTCCGGCCCTAAGCGGGGGGTTTAGGTGCTCCCTAAGCGGGGGGTTTAGGGCGCCCCTACGCGCCTCGTTAGGCAGCCCCAAGCGGGTGACCCGTTCGATGGATTTCCCGCGTAAAACGTCACATTTCGCGTTGACCAAACGCCCCTCAGAGGTCTTCGAGAACATACTTTCGAGCGCTTTGAGTGCGCGCTTCAACGTCCTCTCAGAGATGCCTGAGAGCCTCGCCAAAACTTTTGGATCGTCGATGATCGACCCTTCACGCCACTGAAACCAGAGCAGCACGATGAAGACGTAGCGCACCTCGATGTCGAGTTTGGCCACCCGTTCGTCCTGAAAGAAGTCGTCGCCGTAGAACGGCATCCACTCTTGGATCTTGTGTTTCGACATGCCCATCCCCTTGAAAGTGTAGTCTATGCTAACAGCCAGTCGGCGCGAATCGACGAGATCTCGTCGAGGTCGCCGTTGCCGACGAGGTACGCGCGGAAGCGCTCGACGACGTCGGCCGGGTTGAGGCCCGAGCGTTCGCCGCGCCTCCACGGCGACGGCATCGGCTCGGTACCCTCGACCACGTGCCGCATCCACCATCGGCCTGTGATGGCCGCGTAGCGGTCGCGCAGCGCCTTCGGCTCGGTGACCTCGCGCACCTCGATGCGGAACGCCGGAACCATGCCGACGACCTCTGAGGGGTGCTTGGCCTCCATGATCGCGCCGACGAGGAACCACCGCGGCCAACAGAGCACCGCCTGCTGGTGGAGCGTCTGCATGCGGTAGCCGAGCGGCGATGCTCCGGCCTCCCAAGTCGCCTTCGACTTCGCCGACCACACCGTCTTGACCTCGACGCCGACGAGCCCGGCCGCGTCGTGCCCGCGAGCGTCCGGCGTCGCGGCAAGCCACGGCGCGTGCTTGGCGCGGGTCGTCGTGAGGTCGCGCTCGTCGATGGTCACGCCGAACGGCGCGAGCGCCTCCGCGGCCGCGTCGATGATGAGCGCCTCGTAGAGGTTGCCAGCCACCGAGTATTCGGAGCCTTCGTCGTCGTGGGTGATCGCGCCCGACTTCTCGAGCCACACCGCCCGCGGGCCGCCGTGCGTCGCGACGTTAAACACCGCCGCGGCCTCGGACGCGCACAGGGCCGATTTCCTGTCGAAGTTTCGGTCAAACATTTTGCACCCTTTCGATGTTTTCGACGACCCACAGAAGCGGCGCACGGAACTGCGCCTCCGCAAGTATGTCGAGGTCTTTCTTGAAGTGTTTGCGCTGGAACTTCCGCACCGCGCCGCGGAGTTCCGGCGTCGCCGCCACCTTGTCGAAGAGGCCGCGCCAGTCGAAGCCCGGCCCGCGCGAACGGATCGCGAGCGCCAGTTTCCGACGGGCGAGCGGCCCGAGCGTTCCGAAGCGCGTAAAGCCGCTCGGGTTGCCGGGCACCACCTGCTTCCAAAGCCGCGCCAGTTCGTCGGGCGTCATTCGCCGATCTCCGACAGGTACTGCTGCCGCACCTTCTCAAAGCATCGGAACACCTGCGGCGCGTTCGCGGCCCACGTCGACCGATGCATGCGCTGCACGTAGAGGAACTGCGGGATGTGCAGAATCTTCGACCGCGCGAAGAAGCGCAAGATGAGGTCGTAGTCGTCGGCCCAAACGAGATTCCGATAGCCGCCGACGCGCAGATACTCGCTGCGTCGGAACGCGCGCACGTGGTTCGGGCAGACGGGCATGTGGTCGATGGCCCGGCCGAACGAGAAGGTGCCGTAGACGTCTGGCGCACGCGCCACCATGACGTCACGGCCGTGCCACTGCGCGGGGTAGTAGCGCCACGCGTCGCCGCCGTACATGTTGCTCGTGCCGTCTTCGCGCACCTCGGCGAAGTCGCTGTAGACCATGCCGACGTCGGGATTGCTGCGGAACGCTCCGACGATTTCGCGCAGCGCGTCGGGCATCAGTTCGTCGTCGTGGTCGAGTTCGACGAGGAACTCACCGCCCGCGTATTGGCACGCGGCGCCCTTCAGCGCGCCGATACGGTGCTTCATTGGCCCGGTGCTGTGGTAGATGCGCACGCGCGGGTCGGCGTTCGCGAGCCTCCAAAGCACGTCGATCGTGGCGTCCGTCGACTCGTCGTCGACGACGACCCATTCCCACTCGGTGAAGGTCTGCGCCGCTAACGAGGCGTAGACGCCTTCGACCCACCGAGCGGCGTTGAAGGTCGGCGTGAACACCGACACCACCGGCCCGCGGCCGCCGCGCTCGAAGCGCCGGTCATGGTTCGCCGCGGCGTGCTGGCTGACTTGTTCGTCGGTCGGCATGGCCGCAAGGTCGAGCCACCGCGAACGAATCCACGCAGGCAGCGCGCAGAGCGTCGCCGGTGGCGTCGGGAAGCCCACGGTGCAGATGACGTCGAAGTCGGCCGTGGCCATGTGGAAGAAGCCGCGCTCGGCGTTCGGCGTCCACTGGGTGGTGATGCTGACTTTGCCGCCGGAGACCTCCGCGAGCCGATGCCCCCAGTGCGTCACGGGCTCGTTGACGATGAGGAGCGCCTTATACGGCATCGTCGTCTCCGAAGAGGTCGCGGGGCGGGTTGGCGTGGTTCCAAAGGTTGACGGCCTCGAGCATCGAGCCTGCAAGCGGGCTGCGCTCTTTGCACTGGTCGCACTCGAGCCCGAACGGCCGGGAGAGTTCGTTGCGGAAGCGCACGGACGGCTTCGAGCCGCAGCGCGCGCATGCGTTGATGTTGCGTTTGGTCATTTAGATGATTTTCCATTTACACAGATAGATTCCCACTCTTCGATTGCGTAGTCCAACTGATCAAACACGCCGGTTTTGTACTCACAATGTTTGATCTCGAAGAAAAGGCTTGTAGCGTATTCGTTTTGATAAATGCTCATAACCCCATCACGGCGACATTTGGGACATTTTGTCCACTGAAGTGTAGTGTGAACCAATCGGTACTTTGCCTTGCGGCGTTGCTTCTTGTTTGTCATTGGTTGTTTCTCTGCGGATTCATGTGCGCGTCGATCAACGGCGCGAAAAAGTTCTTCACGACGTCTTCGTGCTGCTTGCCGGGCAACACGAAGTCTTTCGACTGGTGCAAGTAGGCATACGCCACCGTGCCCACGTGGGCGTCGAGTTCGACGGCCACGTAGGCGATGGCGGGTGCTACGAACGTAAACCAGTCGTAGTACGTGAACGCCTTTTCAGGCATCGACCGCCTTCGGCTTGAAGGCGTACTCGGCATTCACGTGCGCGCGGTCGCGGTCGATGTGGCCGTCTTCGCCGAGCCGTCGAAGTTGGCACGACAGGCTCTTGCGCGTGGTCTCGCATGCCGGGTTGAGGTGCAGCACCGCGATGGCCTTCGACACAATCTCGTTGCACGAACGGAAGGTGTTGGGGGCCGCGGCGAGCACCTGCATGAGGCCGTTGTTCCGACGGAGGAACTCGCGACGGCTCGCGCAGAACTTCCGCTTGGCGCGCGTCGTCATGTTGTCGGATTTCGCAGGCACCATGCCGAGCGTCTTGGCGAGTTCGTCGAGCGCTTCTTCCTTTTGGGCTTCGAGCGCTTCGATTTCGTCGTTGAGTTTCAGCAGTTGCGCGTTCTTGTCCTCGAGCGTGGCTTCGAGGCTGTAGAGTTTGCGGTAGAGGTCACTGGTCTTCATTTCCTGATTCCTTTGTCACCAAGGGAGGCCAGCGGCCCCTGCTGCGGGTGGTTGGTGATGGAACCGCGCAGGGTGGGCCGGAACTTCCGGCCCCGGCCGCCGACCTTTGTTTGTTTCAGACGTCCTCGGCTCCGATGCGTTCGCGGCGCAGATCCATGCCGTCGTTGTTGTCGATGGCGTGGCCGCTGATCGAGCCTTCCTTCCAGAAGCCCGCGACGAACGCCGCGAACTCCGACGTGCCGAGGTCGCTGTACTTGCTCGTCGTGAGGTCGACGATTTCGTACCTGCCCGACGACCAGCGCCGCACGCGGAAGACGTTGTTGCCATGTTGCAGCCACATGCTCGGCGTTTGGTAGTGGGTGTCGAGGCGCTCGCCCTCGATCCATTCTTTGATTTTGTCCTCGGCCCAGTAGAGCGGTCGTTCCTTGGTCATGACGTCTCCTTGCGCAGCCGCCGGATTTCGGCAGCCGCGGCTTCAAGTGTTTCGGCGATCTGGTCGGGCCATTCCGGCGTCTCGCGCACGTAAAAGCGCTTCACGTGGCCGAGCGTGGCGTCGAAGGCAAAGACGATGCTGACGTCGTCGCCGATCTTCGATACGGCCACGCGCATCTGCGCGCCGTGCTCGGCGCTGCGGAACTCGGCGCTCACGACGTGCCGCCTTCGATGATCTGCGCCGCGCCGCGCAAGATGTACACAGCCTCCTGCTCGGGAATGGTGCAGCCCTTGATTCCGTCGGCCCGCTCTTGGATCACGCGCGCGAGCAGAGAGCGCATGTCGTCGCGCAAGAGCGTGTCGACGAGCACCGGGCGCATGTTCGCCGTGCCGTCGCCGAGCGCCTCGAGGAACGTGAGCAGGACGGGCTCGAGTTCGCGGCCGAGCGCCCACAGCGCGTCGCCGCAGCGTTCGCAGCACGCGCCGAGCGTGTGCCAGCCGAGCACCACAGCCGGAGTCAGTTGCACGCTCACGGCGTGTTGGTTTTCGATGCTTTCGTAGGTCTTGCAGACGGTGCAGGTCATGTTGCCTCTCGGTTCACGTACAGCCAGTCGGCGTCCTCGACCGCCACAGGTCGACGACGTTTGAGGGATGCCACCTTCTCGGTGGCGGTTTCGACGTCGACGCCGAGCAGGTCGGCGACGAGTTGCACGGGCACGCGCGCCTCGATGGCACGCAGCGCCGCGAAAAGTTGACGCCTAGTTACCCTTGGCATTGTTGAACCGTTCGGCAAGCCGCCAAAGCGGCACGCAGAAGGCGTCTTCGTGCTCGGCCGAGACCGAGCCTTCGGCCACGTCGTCTTCGGTTTCGAGCAGCCACGCCTCGGCGTCAGCCTTCGCGGCCTCTTCACCGGCGATGAGCCGCCCGAGCAGCCAGCGCGCCTCTTTGACGAGCAAGACGAGGTCGTTGGGGGTTCTGGTTTCAATCGTCACGGTGCCGCTCCCGCAGTTCGAGCAGGTCGAAACAGACCTTCCACAGAAGGCCGACCGCGCCGCCGATGGCGAGGCCAATGAGTCCGAAGCCCAGTTCAATCGGCATCGGCGTTCTCGATGATGACCACCTCGTCGAGGTGGTACGTCGACCATGTTAGGTGCTCGCGCATCGACTTGATGCGTCGGCTGATGCTGTCGGCCCGGCGGCCGGTGAGCGTGGCAAGGTCGGCCACGCTGACGGTCTCGGCGGCCCTATACAGGGCCTCGAGGAACTCCGGCGACCACCTAGCGGCCACGGAGCGCCTTCCAGAGCGCGCGAGGCCCGCACGCGCCCACGAACAGCCACAGAATCCACGCGCCGCCAAGAACGGCGGGCATGACTTCCCCACTACTCAACGAGGTGAGTAAACCGAGACCGACCAAGCCGCCGATGTACCAAAGGACGTTCATGTTGTTGCTCATTTCGTGCGGGTGATTTCGCGCGCGCCCGTGCAGAAGGCGTCGAACGTAGGGACCTTGAAGCAGACGTCGGCTTCGTCGCGGCCTTCGGCGCCCGTCGACGAGCGGCGCCACGAGCCGCCCTTGGGTTGGTCGTGGTCGCTGACGCGCACGACCATGACGCGCTCGTCGCGCTCGACGCTGATGTAGCGCGAGTCGTCGAGGCGGCCGTGCACGCGCACGACCGACCAGCCCTTTGACTCGTACAGGCTGCAGAGATCGCCCACGTAGGCGTCGATGAAAGCGTAGTAGGCGTCTTCGTTCGCCGCGGCCTTCACGTGCGCCGCGTCGAGTTCGGCTTCCTCGGCCGCGTACTGGCGCTCTTCGCGCACGAAGTCGCGCAGGAAGTCAGCGCCGCTGTTTTCGAGAATGTCGGCGAGGAAGTCGCAGTCGACGTGCCGCGTCTTGAGGAAGGCCAAGTCGTCGGCGGTCAGGATTTCGGTGTAGGTCATGGTCGTGTGGTGGGGGTTGGGGGCGGCCGAAGCCGCCCCGGTGTGGATCACTTCGCCGCGGCCTTCGCGACGAGTTTGGCGTGCAGGTCGGCCGCGAACTCCTTGAACTGGCC